GCCACAGCAACGTGTTGAGGGTTCTGGCGCTACATCCGATATTGAGTATCGCGGAATGCAATTATCTTTGCCTTCCACTAATTTGTTACCGCAAACCAACAAAAAGTTGATAAAGGAAATAAAAGAAAGGCAACGTGAATCTGCGGCTTACGTGGCTTTTATGGATGCTTATGCGGCAAAAAATGGCACATTAAGTGGCGCTGAAACGGCTTTTGATGCGTTTTGGGCTGATTATACATCAAACCCAAAGAAATATACACAGCCTAAACCGCAAGGCTTGGCGTCTGTAGCGCAATTGCAACAACCTAGGCCCATGGCTCAACCTAGGCCGCAAGCGCCAACACAAGGCCGTGAATTAGTTTACAATCCAGCGACTGGAAGGGTTGAATAATGCCTAGAGTTAAGGCTCCTGACGGCAATGTGATAAACTTCCCCGACTCTATGTCGAATGATGAAATATCTATGGCTATGCAGCGGCTTTATCCACCAACTGCCGACCGTCCATCAACTGGCTTTGCGGCTAAGAAGCGCGGCTTCCAAGGCCGTGGATCTGCTGAGCAAGCGGCTAAGAAAGCGGCGGCGCAGTCTATTGAACAATACAAGAAACAAGACAAAGATTATCTTGCCAAGGCAACATTTGGCGCAGCTGTAAATCCATTTAGTGATGATTTAGAAGCTGGCACAAGTGCTTTATTTGTGCGCGGGTCAAACGCAATTAAAAGGCTACAAGGCCAAAACCCTAAATTTACTGGCGACCAATACCAACGCGCTCGCAAGAAATTGCAAATTGAAGAGCGAAAAAAAGCTTATGAAAAAGACCCTGTAAAATATGGGGCTGTTAATGTCGGCGGCGTTTTAGTTCAAGCCGGAGCCACTGGCGGCGCTAGTTTAGGCGCTAATGCGCTATCAAAGGCCCCTACGGCTTTAAAGGCTGCTCAAGGTCTGCGTGGTTTAGCGGCTGTCAAGGAGGCTGCTAAGCCCGTGCTTGCTGGTGGTGCTGTTGGCGCGGCCTATGGCGCTGGGCAGGGCGACACATTAAAGGAACGTGGGCAAAACGCATTAACGGGCGGGGCGACTGCGCTTGCCTTGGGTGCGGGGCTGTCTGGCTTGGCTGCCGGGGCTGGTAGGGTGCTAAAGAAAAAGCCAAAACCGTTAACTCCTAGGCAACAAGATGTAAAAACGTTGCAAGACGCAGGACTTGATTTGACTTATGGCCAAATCCTTGGCGGAACTGCTAAACAATTTGAAGAATACGGTGCAAAAATATCAGGCGGAATTAGAAATGCTCGTAATGCTCAACTTGACCAATTTAGCACTGGCGTAGTCAACAAAGTTTTGAAAATTATTGATAAAAAGCTACCTAGTGGAATTCAAAGACCAACAGAAGAAATTGCGGCCATGCAAGACATGGTTGGCAAATACTATGGTGATGCTTATTCCTCTGGAAAATTTATTCCTGATAATGTTACAAGTAAACGCCTTGAAAATATGCTTGAGGACGCTATGGGTGGGGCCTCTGAAAAATCTATAGATGAGGCAAAACGCCTTAGTAATATTTATGCTGGTGATGCCATAAAGCGCAAAGGCGGTTTAGAAGGTAAAGATTTAACTAGATCGCTAAATCAAATTAACACAAGAATAAGGTCTGAGCGTTCTAGTCAAAATGGGGACGCTTATTTAGCTGATTATCTTGACGGCCTTAAGCGTGAAATAATCAACACGATGGTTAGAAATAAAACCGTTGATGCTAGGCGGATTGCAAAGGCTAACCGTGCTTATGCTGAAATGGTAAGGGTTGAGGGCGCGGCTGGGTCAACTGCAAATGTTGGCACTGTGACACCAACTAGTTTATTAGGGTCTGTTAAAAAATACACAGGCGGGCAGCGTAAACGCGCCTTTTCAAGCGGCCGTGGTTTAGGTCAACAATATGCTATGGCCGCAAAAAATATTCTTGCTGACACAACAAAAAGTTCCGGCACTGCTGAAAATTCCGCTAACATTATCACTTATACCAGTGCGCCTATTGGGTTGTTTACTGGCAACGCTTTGGCATTAGCTCCATTAGCGCTCAAAGGTGTTTTACGTGGCGCTTACTCTCCACCTGTGATAAGCTTGCTAAATAGAATTGCTAGGGCAAAGACACAACAACAAGCCAATAGCGGTTTGTTGGCGCTACAATCGGCGGCTAAGACTAACCCGCAAGCGGCTAAGGCATTAAGGCAGTTATTGTCTGTGCAAGGCTCTAGGGTTAATACTATGCCGACAGGGCAAATGACACAAGCGGCGGCACAAGAAGAAGAATGATGGCGGTGGATATTGGGTCTTTGGCGTTTAGGAATATTAGGCAGTAAAGGACGAACTTAATGCCAATCATGAATCAACCTTTTATTGAGGCGCGTGATAGTGCGGGTAATGCCGTGCCTAATGCTGAACTGCGCGCCTATATTACAGGAACAACGACTGCAACGCCAATTTATTCCGATAGCGCATTGACAACGCCACATTCGGTCCCTGTGTTATCCGGCGCTGATGGGCGATTCCCTGCGGTGTTTTATTCTACCAGCGTGTCAACTCGGATTATTATTAAATCATCAAACGGCGACACATTGGCGGATGAAGATCCGGTTAATGAAGGTTCAACAACGGTCCCTGATGGTTCTGTGACTTCTAGCAAGCTTGCGTCTAGTGCGGTGACAGAATCTAAGATTGCCGACCAGGCGGTTTCTAATGCCAAAATGGCCGCAATGCCAACTAATACGGTTAAAGGTAATGATTCATCAATTGCGGCGGTTCCTCAAGACTTAACAGGCTCTGAGGTTCTGTTGAGTGTTATTGGGCCGCTATTAACTGGCGCTGTTATATCGCTTGGTTATAGCGCGGCGGATTCAACGCATTGGCTTGTTTGTGATGGCAGGGCGGTATCAAGAACTACTTATGCCAGGCTTTTTGCTAAGATTGGAACAACTTGGGGAGCTGGTGATGGCTCTACCACGTTCACCTTGCCTAATATGCGTAATTACTTCCAGCGCGGTGGTGATAGGGATGCGGCGGCGGCGTATGGCCATGAAGTGGGTACGTATCAAGATGACGCCATGCAAACTTACACCGCTAAGGGTGGAAAGGTGTTTGATGGGACGTTTTCTGGCGGATTTTCAAAAGGAACTGGATCGGGCGTTTTTTCAGCGGCTGGCGCACAAGCTTTTGAATTGGACTTTGATTTAGCATCTACAAGCGCACGAACTGCGGTTGAAACAAGGCCACGAAACGCGGCTTTTGACTTTGTAATCTTTATTTAAAGGGCCTCGCAATGGTAACCTCTGTTAATGTGTCTGGCAAAACAAATGAAACACAGGTTGATAATCGTGTTGATGAAATTGCTGTTCGTCATGACATAGTGCAATCATTGACTGAAACTGCTAAAACTCGTGTTAGAACCAATATAGGTCTTGGCACTGCATCGGGACAAAACACGGTCGATGCTGTTACCGATGGTGATTTAAATCCAGTCACTTCCAATGCTGTGTTTGACGGTCTTGCGCTTAAACAAAATGCTGACACCACACTTTCAATGTTGGCGGGGGTTACCACTGCTGCTAACAAACTTATTTACGCAACCGGCATTGATATTTTTGCAACAACGGACCTAACCTCATTTGCACGAAGCATACTTGATGATGCGGACGGCGCAGCGGTAAGGGCAACAATTGGTGCAGGAACCGGCACGGTCACAAGTGTCGGTGGAACTGGGACAGTTTCTGGGCTTACTCTTACTGGTGGCGTTACAGCTAGCGGAAATCTCACACTAGGTGGGACACTTTCTGTCGCTGCATCTAACTTTGCGTCACAAACCGCCAACACGTTTCTTGCGGCCCCAAATGGTGCCTCTGGGGTTCCGACATTTAGAGCTATAGTTGCCGCTGATGTGCCAACACTTAATCAAAACACTACAGGATCTTCTGCGACATTAACCACAACGCGATCAATAACTATGAGCGGTGACGTTACATGGACCGTAAACTTTAACGGTTCTGCCAATGTGACTGCGGCGGGAACAATTGCCAATAGCGCGGTGACACTTGCAAAAATGGCTAACATGGCCACGGCAAGCCTTATTGGGCGTAATACGGCGGGGACTGGCGCTCCTGAAATATTAAGTTCAACAACTGCAAGAACATTACTTGGTATAGAACAAGCGGCAAGAAGAACCGCTGTTATGCGTCCTGCTAGTGACGATGCTTTATCGTATGTTGGGCTTGTCACAAGAGTTAAAAAGGCGGCAAACCTAAGTCTTGCGGCGTCAACATTGACATCTTACTTGGTTGACACGGTGGTCAAGGATGAAGCCAACTTTACCATGTCGGGCGGGACGCTTATCATACCTGCTCACTTAGACGGGGCGGAAATCGAGTTAAGGGCAGGTATAACATTCACGGAGCTTACTGGCGGTATTCGACGGGTCCAGATCACCAAGGCTGGGGTAGGCATTGCTGAATCTCCTGCTGTTTTCTCAACCGGTGATGCTCTTTCACCAACTGGTGTTGTTGCGTGTTCGTCAACAATTCGTGCGGTTGTTGGCGATTCTTATTATGTTGTGCTTTATCAAACTGGTGCATCATCCATTGACGTGCCAAAATCTGGAACTGAGTGCTGGTTCGAGGCTCGTGTTATTCGTGACAGTCCAACTGCCGCTAATGCTAACAACTATATATTGCAAGGGTTTTATCAAAATCAAGCGGCATCTGGGACGGAATTTGGGGAAAAGGTTGGCGGTCGTGCGGCCATATCTATTCTTTCTCATGGGTTTGACGTTAATGACACACTGCTTGGATCAAGCACGGGGTCGCCAGGCTGCGTTGATACTAAATACACTGGTTTTGAAGAGGCTATTAGACGGGCAAGGGTGGTTAATCCAGCGGGTAAATACTTTGGCTACGTGGCTATGTCCGCTGATGCGCCAGCTAACACAACCTGCGGATATACCAATTCGCCAGCGTCTCCTTGGACATCAACAACTATACCAAGGGTAAAGGCGTGGATTGATGCTTGGGATAATCTTCCCCTTGACATTCGCCCTGATGGCATCTTTTTTGACCTTGTTGCTGATTTTTCAAACGGCGGCTGGGTTAATTCAACAACGCGGGACGCCTGTTATGTTTACGCAAAAACCAAAGGTTTTAACATTGCGTCAAACACTGTAAACCCAAGTTATATAAATGTAGCTTTTGCCGCTCAAAACTTAACTAAGGGTGATTTGCTGGTTGTTGAAGGGTTTGACTGCACGGCTGGAACAAGCTCTACCGCTGCCACAATAACATCAATGGTAGAGGCGGCTAAGTATCGGGCTAGGGGGGTTCGTGTTTGTGCGTTGGCAACATCCGCTTGGGGTGTTGCGCCAACAACGACTCAAATAAACGCTGCCAAAGCTACCTTCATGCAAACAGCAACCCTTGGTGACACGCTTAGTGTTAATGCTGCTGATCTTGGGATTGTTGTTACTGCAATTTATGATCCTGCTTTCGCGTATAACTGATTTTTAAAAGGAGCTAACGTTATGTATGTTATTAAACACCCGCACTTAGAAAGGGTTTACACCACAGGTGCAACTGCTTTTGAGGCGGTGCAAAACTACGTCAACGCTTGTAATGCCGCTAATCAACCCTTAACTATAACCGGAATTGCTGGCTATGGTGATAGAAGGTCAGGGCTTCAAACCACTATAGGGGCGTTAAGGGGTGAATTGGCCATGGGAATATCTGCCAACATTGAAGCCATTATTGATGTTGCTGATGGTCAAGATCCTGCGCTTGCGGTTTATGATGTTGTTATGGTTGAGTTTGACGGCAAGTTTCCAATTGTTGCGACATGATGAAAAAGTTATGCGCCTATGATATATTAGCGGTTGGTGTGCTGGTAATCGCTGGTTACTCGGTGTATCTGGCCGCCAATTTCAGTGAAGCAATCTTCGGTGTGGCTTTGGCTGGTGTCTTTACTGCGCTTCATGCTATTGTGCGTCATAAATATCCGGCTAAAGAGGGGCAGCAGAATAATGACAATCTGGACAAGTAAATATTTCACGCTTGAGGAAATGACGGCTTCTAACACGGCTATCAGGAAGGGCATCAACAATGTGCCAACTGGTTCGGCCATGCAAGCCTTAGCCTATACAGCCACACGCATGGACACTGTGAGGACGCTCCTGGGGCATCCTATACGGGTATCTAGTGGCTATCGCTCTCCTGCGCTCAATAAAGTCATTGGCGGCTCAAATAATAGCGCACACACGCTAGGTTATGCAGTGGATTTTACCAGTCCAGATTATGGCAGCCCTAAAGATATTTGCAAAGCTATTATGGCCGCTAAGATCCAGTATGACCAATTGATATATGAGGGGACATGGGTGCATATCTCGTTTGATCCAAAAAATAGGATGCAGGAATTAACGGCTGTTTTCGGCAAGGGTAAGACAACTTATTTACAAGGCATATCATGATTAACAAAATCCTGCTTGGTGGTGTTTCTGGTGCGGCGTTAATCGCAATGGGGTTTCTATCATGGCAGGGTTGGCAGCTTGACCAAGCCCGTAAGGCCGTGGCACATCAAAAAGCGGTTAATGCGGTTCTGGCAAAGGATTTGGTGGCACAAAAGGCGGCGGTTAAAATCGAGACTGTGACAAGGCGCGTATATGTCCAAGCTGAGAGGGTGAAAAATGAGATCAATGCCACTGATTGCAATAGCGTTGTGCCTGTTTGGCAGCTTGGCATTGAGCGGGTGCGGCAGCATGCACAAGCCGACGCCTCCACTGATGATACAGTTACCCCAAAGCCTTAAAGAGCCGTGCTTAGGTCCAGACGTGTCAAAAGTGACCACAATTCAAGACCTTGCCAAGGCGTCAATTGACCAAGAGGCCGTTATCGTGGTATGTGAGGCTAAACGCAAGGCACTAATTGAATTAATCAAGGGTGAATGAAATGACTGATATATTTGGGGATCGTAGTAGGCAGTTAAGCGCACCCGCTAGAAACGCTCAAGCGGTGACGCCAAGCGATTCAACGGATCTTCCTATCACTGACTGCCGTGCGCTTTATATCGGTGTTGGTGGTAATATTTCAGTAATCACAAACGGCGGCCAAACGGTCACTTTTGTGGGTTTGCAAGCTGGCTCAATCCTGCCTGTTCGTTGTTCACGGGTTAGGGCAACGGATACCACGGCCACTAATATTGTGGCGATTTGGTAATGCTGGGCATCGGTCTAGGCTTGACCTCAATGAGGGGCGGACAATCACCCGCTGGCTATCTGGCTGCGCGTGGCCTTGACTGGTCTAATGCAGGGTTTGATTTCTCTTCGGGTGAGCGTTGGTGGTTGCCTAGTAATGCAGGTGACCCAACCAGTGCTCCTAGATGGGCTACCAGATCAGAGTGGGCAGCACAATTCACAAGAGCGGGATCAAGTTATTATGTCAATGCCTTGGGAAATCTAGCTCTAGCAGGGACAAACGAGCTTCGCATTGACTATAGCTCTGGTTCTCCGCGTGTGTTGCTTGAGGGGCCATCGACAAACCTGACCACATATAGTGGTGATACGTCCAATGCAGTTTGGACTAGTGGCAATTTAACAAAAACAAGCGGTCAAGCCGATCCACTAGGCGGGACTGGTGCTGCTATTTTTGCTAGTAACGCTGACGGATTGCGAATCTTCCGATCTGCAACAGCATCTATTTCTGTTACTTCAGGCGCTGCTTATACAGGTTCGTTTTTTGTAAAAAATAGCAGTTCAGGGTTTGTACAGCTTACATTTCCCTCGTTTTATTTTGGGGCTAATCAATACGCAAACTTTAGTCTTAGTGGAAACGGATCAGTAACAGCCACGGGAACAGGGACTACTGCACAGATATTTAAACTGTCAAACGGTTGGTATCGTGTATCAATAACAGCTTTGGCCACGGGAACAGGACTAGCTGACGGGATTCAAGCGGTCGGCATTACCAGCGGAACTTCAGGCCGCGCCGAAACTGTTAATACATCATTTTCAATAACCGCTTGGGGCTGTAACGTTACGGCTCAAGACTTCCTTAGCTCTTACATCAACTCAGTGGCCTCAGCATCTTCGCGGGTTGGTGATATATTCCGTGCACCTGTTGGTGCTGAGAACGTCGGAACACAATCAGCAGGAACAATGCTAGTGCGTGGGCGACTGTTAAAAGTAGGCACAAGTGCGGCTTTACCAGACATGCCTACAATTATTGGGAATCAACTTGGGGATAGAATGATTGCAAATAGAAATACTACACTAATGCGTTCACCTGATATTTTAGGAACGCCTCTTAATAGTATTACTCTTGGGTCAGGTAACTCACTAACTGGATACAGTGTTGCACTTGGTTATGACGGTAGCGGGGTTTCAGGTTCTGCAAACGGCGGAGCAATTGATACTACAGCGTCAACATTGCCTGCAAGAACGCAGCTTTATCTTGGCACAGTCGGCACTCCTTCGACACATGCTTTTGGTTTTGGTCCGTATAAAACACTTGCCTTGAGCGCATCACGACTAACAAACTCACAGTTAATTACACAATCAGGAACAATTTAATGGATTATTTTCTCAAATTCCCAAATCAAGAAACTGCCGCAACTGTTCTCGGCGCTGATGAGGACGGTAATATTCTCTACGCAACAGATCAACGCATTGCTGAGCCTCTATTCGGTGACGGTATTGTGCGGCTTGTCACTGTTGAGGGTGAAGGCGAAGAAGCTGTTTACACATCAACACCTCAAGACGGCTATCACGTCAATGTGCGTGCTATTGGCGATTTTGAAATTGACGAACAATATATAGCTCACCCCACTAATCCAAGGTGTGTGTTTAGCTAAGCCATTGACCAAGTTAATGTTTTTGTGATATGCAAGTTTTGGTTGAATTAATAGAGGGCACGAAAGATGGACGCTGAATTACTTAAACAATTGAAAGAAGACATCCAAGCCGTTGGTATTTTAGCAGGTATGTCAGAAACCGCTGAATTTGTCTCGCTTGAAAAGTCATTTGCAAACCTAATGCGCTCGATCATCGAGTCTGGTCATGGCTGAAATATTCCATTTTGTGGACTGGATTGTGGGCATGTTCGTCGCCGTCATTGCATGGATCGGCAAGAAGGCGCATGACAGAATTGATCAGCTTGAAAAGTCGTTAAATGACCACCGCGTCCACATAGCGTCACACTATCCCACGAAAGAGGATTTTCAAGAGGTGAAAGCCTCCCTGTTTAGGATCGAGAATAAGCTTGATAATAAGGCAGATAAACAGGGGCATTAAGCCCCTTTTTTAATGGGGGCGGGTGATGGTTAAAACTAAAGGCTCTCCAGGTTTTATAGGAGAAAAACACGCGGCTGAGGCTGTGGAAGCGCTTGAATTGCATGGAAGCATTACTAAGGCCGCAAGTGCTTTAGGTATGGGGCGCACTCCATTCAAAACCAGAATAAATTTAGCTATTAAGCTAGGAATGTACAAAGAGCTTAACAATATGGACAATCCAAACAAATTTGCTGACATACCTGAAATTCTTAGCCGCAAGAAAATCTATTTTGACAAGCTTAAGCGTGGCACAAAGTATGTCCACAAGATCCAGTTAGCCGATGACAAGCCGTTTGTGTTGATGGCGTTAGGTGATCCACACTTAGACAATCAAGGCACGGACTTGGAGCTTTGGAATCAATGGAATGACACCCTTGAGCTTGATAGGTGGCGTGGGTGTTGCCTTGGTGATTTGCTTGATAACTGGGTCGGCAAGCTTGAGCGGCTATGGTCTGATAACCCCATGACCAAGGATGAGGCGGTGTTGCTGCTTGAGTATTATTTGGACAAATACGGGTCGTCTTGGGACTGGTGCATAGGTGGCAATCACGACAAATGGCCTGATGCTGCACGGGCTATTAAGATGCTGTTTAGTGACCTAAGCGTCGAGTATGAGACCGATGAAATGCGGATCGAATATCACACGCCGTCTGGGCATGTGGTTAAAGTCAAGGCGCGGCATAACTTTAAGGGGCGCTCCATGTATAGCACTGACCACGGTGTGAAGCGTGACGCTATGTTCAATGGTAGCGCGTATGATGTGCTTTTGGGTGGTGATCTGCATGTCTCTGGATACACGCCTGTAAAATCACCTGAAGGCTATTATAGCCACGCGGTTCAGCTTGGGGCGTTTAAGATAATTGATGATTACGCCAAGACCTGCGGCTTTGATGACAAGCACATAAGTCCAGCCGTTGCATTAGTAATAGACCCGCGCAAAGACAGGACGGACTTCACGCGGGTTCGGGTGTTTCATGATATTGAGGGGGCGGCAATAATGCTAAAGGGGTTGATGGGTTAGTGCCACTTCCTCCTAATCCACTGCACCAAGGTGTAAAGCCCGACGCCTGAGACCATGACGGCGGTTAAGAATATGAGGGTGATTCCCTCACCTAGTTGTTCATTGGTCATTGTCTTCCCTCTTACATGATATGGTAAATTTACCGTCTGGTCCTGTTATTTCGTAAGACGTTTTACCACGCTCAAGCCAATCTAGGACACATTGAATAAAATCATCATGCATATCTATAGGCTCACCAATTGCTAACCGCGGGTCTTTTTTTGAACGGGCTGTTAATACACAACGGCGCCCTAAAGCCGTTATTCCTAATCGTTTACTCATCGCTCATCCCCCTGTGCCTCCCTGCGCGTGGTAACATAAGCCACGAACCCACGTAGAGCGCTGATGGCCTCCTCCGTGTTTGTGGCGGTGGTTGTAATGCCGTACTTGACGGCGGCTGCTAGTAGATCGTCTGCGGTCATAAATAAGCCTCTCTAGCCATGGCATATTCAATGGCCGCTGCCTGAAAATACTCTGGATAAGCCTTCATGACGGCCAATTCTGCGGCCATGAATATATCCTGCCGCTTAACTTGATTTTTATGACCCTTGGCGGCTTCTGCTGCGCGCTTTAATATAGCAATGCCCTCTGGTGGTAGCTGTGCATAGATCATCACGTTCTCCTTTGTTGTGATAGCCCAAACTAATCTCTTGACTAGGCCCTTGTCAAGTGTAATTTAGGGCAATCAACACAAAGGAGCATGGGAACATGAATGAGGTTCTATTATTTTTAACGTGCTATAGCCTCATGGGCGCGGCGGCTATAATCGCCCTAAAACCACACGCTGGGGACGGCTATATGTTCAACATACCCAACTGGGGCATGATTGGCATAGTGATGATGGCGTGGCCCGTCTTGCTATTTGTGCTGATATGGGGGCAGGGCAATGAGTGATTTTATCATCAAAAACATGCCTCATCTCATGCCGATACATGTGCGCTATATTGAAGCGCTTTATCAACGCGCTAAGGATGGTAACAAATGGGTGTCAATGGATGAATTTTCTGCCATTGGTGAGTCCTCATCCGTGCCTACGGTACAAGCGCACATTTATCATTGTCGGCGTGCCCTGCGTGGTAAAACGCTGGCGGGGAGTGAGGTCATTATATCGGATAAAATAGACGGCAAAACCGCTTATGCACTAGGCGCGGCGGGGTTTGAGCTGCTCAAATTATTGGAGGTGAGAGGATGATTGAGGATTATCGCAATCTCATTGCATCCAAAGCCGTCATAGCCAAACCACAAGGCTTGAAAAATATACCTGCGCTTAATAAGATGCTCAAGCCTCACCAAGAACACAGCGTGGCATTTGCGCTTGAGATGGGTTCGGCTGGGTTATTTCTTGATACTGGCCTTGGCAAGTCGTTTTGTGCGCTTGAATATGGCCGCGTGATTGTTGAGCATACAAATAAGCCAGTCTTAATGCTGGCCCCATTAGCGGTATCAAAACAACACGAACGTGAGGCACAAAGATGGGGTATTGATGCCATAGCTATTCGTGGTCCAGAGGCTATCAAAGAGCCGCGCATATATATCACAAACTATGAGCGATTGCATTTGTTTGATGCCTCTATTTTTGGCGCTGTTATATTGGATGAGAGCTCTGTCTTAAAAAATTACACTGGCAAAACGTCAAATAGCTTGATCAAAACATTCGCTAATTATCCTTATAAACTAGCTTGCACTGCTACCCCCGCTCCTAATGATTACATGGAGCTTGGGCAACACTCGGCTTTTCTTGGCGCTATGGCGTCCAATGAAATGCTTGCGCGGTGGTTTATTGCTGATCAATCCCAGATGGGCAAATATAAGATCAAGCGTGCTGGCCTTGTTCCTTTTTGGGATTGGGTGGCCTCGTGGGCTAGGTGTTTGTCAAGCCCTGCCGATCTGGGCTTTGATGCAACTGGCTATGTATTGCCTGAGATGGTTACTCATAAACACGTCATTAAGTCAGACCTAACAGAAGATGCAGGCGAAGAAAAAGACGGGCAATCGCTATTATTTAGGATTCCTGATGTTTCCGCGACGGGCTTTCACAAAGAGAAGCGGCGGTCATGCAAAGAGCGTGCTGATAAGGTGGCTGAGATAGTTAATCTTGATAGCCAAGATCCGTTCGTGGTTTGGTGTGATACTGACTACGAAGCAAATGAATTAATGCGCGTCATTCCAGATGCTATCGAGGTTCGTGGCTCGATGAATCCTATAGAAAAAGAAGACAAGTTAGTCGCGTTTTCAGAAGGTAATGCGCGCGTTATTATAACCAAGCCTTCGGTGGCTGGTTTTGGGCTTAATTGGCAACACTGCCACAAAATGGCGTTTATTGGGCTATCATTTAAATATGAGGAGTATTATCAAGCTACGCGGCGTTGTTATCGTTTTGGCCAAACTAAGCCAGTCGAGGTTCATGTTGTTGGCTCTGAGGCTGAAATGAGGATTGACCAAGTCATCAAACGCAAGTCAAATGACCATGAAAAGATGAAAAAAGCCATGAGCGAATCAATGGCAAGGGCCTACATTAAGAGAGGCACAAGAGAGACGTATCAACCAAAAACAGTGGCGAAACTGCCATTTTAAGGAGATGTTATGCAAGTTTTAGATCAATATAATTCTAGTTTATTTAATGTTTATAATGCCGATTGCGTTGAGTTTACGGCGGGTTTGCCTGAAAATTCAATAGACTTTAGCGTCTATTCACCACCTTACAGCTCGCTCTATATTTATTCAGAAAGTGAGCGCGATATGGGCAATTGTGGCACTCATTCAGAGTTTCAAGAGCTATACAGGCACTTAGTAAAAGAAAAGCTCCGCGTGACTAAGCCTGGGCGGTTGACGGCTATTCACGTCAAGGATTTGGTTTATTACTCCAATTCATCTGATAAGGGTGATAGGGGTGTTTATCCATTTAGTGATGATTGCGTAAAAACGCACATAGACGCGGGGTGGTCGTATCATTGCAGGATAACAATTCAACGTTGCCCAGTCAGGGAGATGACCAAGAGCAAGCCGGACGGGCTGCTATATAAAAACTTTAGGGGTGATTGTGCGCGTAATCGCGTTGGTATGCCTGAGTACTTGTTGGTCTTTCGAAAATGGGCTGATGGCATGGATAAGACTCCTCCTGTCATGCATGATTATATGCAATGGCGCGAGTGGGCGGGTGAGGGTGCTGATTTTGTTCAAGATGGTCATCAACTTTACGGCAAAGAGCGGGAGTATTTTGAAGCGCTTGATATTTGGCAAAATTGGGCCAATCCGATCTGGTTTGAAAAAGATTTACCAGTGACTGACGTTTTACACACTGGCCAAAAAGATGAGGATGCAGAGCGGCACTTATGCCCTATGCCGTTAAATATAACAGACCGCGCGGTGCGTATGTGGTCAAATGCGGGTGATTTGGTTTACTCACCATTTACAGGCATAGGATCTGAAGGTGTTGCGTCAATGCGCTCTGGTAGGCGTTTTATAGGCACTGAGCTTAAGCCTGAGTATTATCGTCAAGCGGTTAAAAACCTCAAACAAGCTGAGGAATCTTCTAATAGGTTGGACATTTAACCATGAACCCATTTGATGAAATCAAAGCCCTGCAAACCAAGCTAAACGCAGCAAATGAGACAATAGAGGACTTAAGGGCTATTATAAAAGACTTAAACTGCGGCAATCATGATGAGCTTAATCTGCTAATCGTACACTATGGAGTGAAACCTGCTCAGGCTAAATTGCTATTGTTACTAGCCAAGGCTAAAGGCCAAACCAAAAGCAAGCAATGGCTGGTCACTAATAGCCGTGGTACGCCATGTGAAAAGTCTGACATTTATGAGCCGCACACTAAAGTGATTGATGTGCATGTGTGCAGACTACGCAGCAAAGGACTGCCCATTAAAACCAACTGGGGCATGGGGTATTATATCGAGCCGCAAGATTGTGAACCAATATTGAAAATAGCGAAAGGACATACAGATGAGCCGATTTGATTTTGTTTGGACTGATGAGGTTGTCGAAAAGCTTAAAAAGCTAAGGGCTGAAGGTATAAGCAATTTACAGATTGCGCGTGATTTGTCGTCAATTTATAATTACAAAATATCAAAAAACGCAGTAATTGGCAAATCTAGGCGGCTGGGGTTATTGTCAAAAAATCCACCTAAAGATCCTGCAAAAAGACAGCCAGTTAATCTCAAGCCGTTGAATGACATTAAGCCAAAAAATGTGCCTATCTTAACACATGCACCACGCGATTTAAGGACTGATCCAGTGGCGGTCTCTGCTATGCCTGTATTGTCACCCGTGGGCAATGTTCGGTTTCTTGAGAGCCTAGGCGGGTGCAAGGATATCATTGGCACGACTCCCCGTGGTGACGCCCTTGTCTGCGCTAAGCCATTATGGAGGCGCGGATCATCATGGTGTGTTGAGTGCAGGGCGGTTTATACTGTGCCAGTGAAGAAACCCCTCCCAAGCGCCAGAATAGCCTAAGCCCACACACACAAACGCGCCCAGTTCATGACAGGCGGTTAGGTACTCAATCTGGCCGTCTTGCCATTTGCTCTTTGTGTGGTCACGGCGCTTAAGTTCACACACAAAGGGCCTAGGTCCGCACGGAATGATAATGTCTGCTGCGCCCTTGCTCTGGCCCTTGGCTTTGTCCTTGGCCACGCGCCTGAACTGGCCTCCATACACTAAGCCCTCGTTCTTGGGGTGGATTGCTATCAGGCCGTATGTCTTGGGGTATTGTGCGCGAAGGTGATTGAAAAACGTGATTTGCTCTATATCCTCCACGGGGCATGGGCCACGGAAGGCGGTGTCACCATAGACGGGGAATGGGAAAGATTTTAGGTTCATGCCTCATTATGCAACAAAAAACCCCACCTGAAAAGATGGGGCTGTTGCTTTTACGGCCTTAGGGTCATTTGTTTAACCTATCTGACTTGCCAATATGATGTTGGTTTGCCTGTGTATTTTGTAAGGTCAAGATTTGGCAGGTGATCCGCCACAACCTTGGCATAAGACACAGATCCGGCGCGGGTTGTTTTAGACAGCTTCTTGCCCAATATGATGCAATCACGCTCACCCGTCATTTTAACAAGCTCATCAAGGTATTGCTTTTTTAACTCCTCAAGGTCTTTTAACTCGCTTACTACAGATAGGTATTGTGTAAGCTTGGCCTCTGTTTCTTTATCGTCAATCGTGACAATTTTGTCTTGCAAATAAGGCTCTGGGCTTGCAAGTGCCTCTTGATATTCTGCCCAAAACCTAGGCTCTGGGCTTGCAAGTGCCTCTTGATATTCTGCCCAAAACCTAGGCTCTGGGCTTGCAAGTGCCTCTTGATATTCTGCCCAAAACCTAGGCAGTTCATCAATAATTTTTGCTGTTAATTCATTGTCTTGATAAATATAGTTAAGCTTTTGCTTGTAAGAATTCCATTGATAAAACAGGCATTGTTTTTCATCTGTCACCAACATTTGAAACATGATCTGCGCCTTATAGTGTGGCTGCTCATCTAGTTCCTTAAATGTTGGATCAGTGTCATTCCTAAGCCCAAATGGACATTTAATTTCTATTAAGTGTACCTCCGCTTGGTATAATGCAAACCCATCTGGGCTGGCGCCACAAGGAACACCTGCAATCTCTTTAGTGTGGTATTGTCCGTCCTTAAAGCTCCAAACTGGCAAATTTATCTTAAGGCTCTCAAGCGCGTCTTTTTCATGGCGCTTGCCATATTCGGTGGCAATGTTGCCTTTAAACTCGTTTTCAAGCCCATTGGCTTCACGCACCATCATTCGCAACACATCGGCGCGGCTTCTGTTCGGATCAAGGCCAAGAATCGCGCCAATGTTTGAGGCGGTTACACGGCCCTTTCGAGCCGCGAACCATTCTGGGGTGTTTTGTTCAATATTGTGCTGGGTTGTCATTTTCTGCGCTCTCTAAAAAGGTATTTCGTCGTCAATATCAAATGACGCGGCTGCGGCTGTCGGTGCTTGCGCTTTAGCTTGCGGCGCAGCCGGTGGCTTAGCTGTTGGCGCTTGTGGCAAGTCGCCTTTAGCTGGGGCAACGTTAGCGATCCAGTTTCCTCCTGGTGTTTTGTTGCCCCAATCGTCTGTCTTATCCCAGACTTTAAGCTTTAAAAACATTTTGCCCTTTTGCTTAAGTTCAAAAAGCGTTTGCTCTGTTACGGCCCAACTTGCCTTTGCTAAAACACCGCCTGAGTTGGCGTCTATGGCTGCTAAAATTGTCCTAGCGTTCTTGGTTTTGGTCTCTGCCTTTTTCGTGTCTGTTGCGTTAGGGTCTAAGTCTTTAATAAAAAGCTTTTGAAAAATAAGCCGCTTGACATAGGCCTGAGGCTCAAGAACGCGCCAAGTCACTTCCACATATTCGGCAATGCCGTCTTTGATAGTTTTCCAAGTGGCTTTTTCAACAAAGGCCATGACGGTTGTGCCATCTGGGATAATGTCATCCATCCCTGGGGTTTCGTATGTGTCGCTTACTGGGTTTTCTGCGACGTGACTGCTCATATTAAATGATGACATGCTCTTATTCTCCTGCTTCGGTTGGTTGTGGCTCTGCCTTGCGTTTTGCGCGTCCTGCGATGGGCACATGGCGCAATTCGTCACTGTTTAAAAATGGGTTTTCACCATGCGGGATTAACACAGGCCCATTGATGCCATAACGATTCTTTGAGACGTTGGCGGCGGTCGCATAGCAAATAAGTTCACGTTCGCCAAAAGACACTGCCTTGGCCCTTGAGCCTTCTGCCTCACCTGCCATGACATTGGTTTTAAGTCTTAAAAAACCAACCAAGTCCACATTGTCAACATAATGCGCCATTGATTTTTCATGCAGCCTAAGCGCATAACGGCTGTAGTCATCCGCGTCTGGCAAGCGCATTGTCTCGGTCGTGACGTGTGCTAGAAACAAAACATTCATAAGGCGGTCGCGGTTAATGACCTCCACCCATTCGCGGACGCGGCCATGAAGCGCGGCAAGTGTGCCATATCCTGCACCATAACCACCATTGGCTTGGTTCATGCTCTTGGCTTTTGGGTCGTTAGCCAAGATTTTTTTTTGAAATAACTGGTCGAGCGCTGTTACGCTGTCAATGACCAATGTTCGATAAGTGTGCTCCTCTTGAGCCACGGCCTTTAATTGCTCAAAGACCTCATCCGCGTCTTTAAGCGCTGGCAATGCGTCCGGCCTGTGGGCGGTCGGTACTGCTTGCAAGCCGTCTTCGGCCAAGATAAACAATGCTTTTGGGAATGAAGCTGCTAAACTAGTCTTGCCCAAACCTGCGTCTCCGCAAATCGTGGCGATAATTGGCCGTTCTTTTGGTTTGGCCGCTTGTGATATTAATGTGCTCAATTGAGCCTCCTCTTGTTAATGACACCTTGACAATACCAATAAAAAGGCATTAGTCAATATATAAATGTCGATATTTTTAGAGGTTTAATAAAATGGGCACAAAAACCAAACCAATTGAATGGATAAGCGGCCTCAAGCTTTATGATGTGCGGCTTAACAAAACAGAGGTTGCTTTCATGGTACAAGATGCACTTTACGGGCGCAACCTAACTGAGATTGCCTCACTTGTTGGGCTATCGTTTGGCACAATCCATGACATTAAATGGGGCCGTCATCAAGCCATGAAGCCTCGCACCATATATGCTGTTTATGAGTATCTTGACAAGCTCCCGCCATCGCCCAGTGTGCGTCTTGCTGCGGGTGGTGATGAATGAGCGGCCTAGAATGGGCTTGGCAGCATCATAGCGCTGGTCATAGGGTTTTTTCACTGCACCCCATAATCACACTGGGCGGCAATCGTGTTTGTTCATGTGGCAATCCTAAATGTCAGGCTGCGGGTAAACATCCGCGCGATTATGGCTGGGAAAACACCCCTCACATATCTGAGGACACAATGAGCGATTGGGCGTCGTTTGGCATGTTTGACGATGGCTACGGCGTTTTATTGCGTGGGCTATTGGTTATTGATGTCGATGCTAGGAACGGCGGGCTTGGCGCTTACGCGCGGCTTTGTGAGCGTGTGCCTGAGGTGATGAGCGCGGCTTATATTGTCGAGACAGGATCTGGCGGTGGTTCAAAGCATCTTTATTTTAGTGTGCCTGAGGGTTTGTCTTTATTAGTAAAACATCCTGATTTTGTGGGCATAGATTTTAAGAGCGGGTCTCATTATGTGGTTGGCGCTGGCTCTGAACATATATCAGGCAAGCGCTATGAGGCGGTTTATGGTACGCCTGAGGATGTCGAGCCCGCCCCTAGTGCTCTGTTAGAATTACTTGCGCGGCCTACATACCATAGAGCGTCTTATGATGGCCGCGAAGTTGACGTATCACATGAAGATATTGTCGAAATGCTTAGCCATGTCGGGTCTTTAGAGTGTGATTCTTATGAACCGTGGGTCAAAGTAGGCATGTCGATCCACCATGCAACAGGCGGCACGGGTTTTGAGCTGTGGAACGAATGGAGCTCTCAATCATCAAAGCATGATCCAGAGATATGCCGTCAAAAATGGCAGTCTTTTGGCAAAAGCTCTAATCCGGTCACGCTTGGAACGTTGGTGCATTATGCCAAAGAAGGCGGGTGGATCGCATCTGTGGCGTTTGGGGTTGATCCTGAAAACTTGCCATTGATGACATTTGACACGCGCCCTATGAATTTCGGTGGCTCTGGGCTTACTGACACCACAGGAATTGACCTTTTGCGTCCTCCTGGCTTTGTCGGCCGGTTGGCAGCATGGATGGAATCTAATTCACGGCGCAAGCGTGAGCGCCTAGCGGTGGCGACGGCTTTGGCGGCTGTTGGTAACACCATTGGGCTTAAATACACTGACAGCGCATCTGACGGCGTTACGGCTAATCTATTTGTGTTTTGCGTCGCACCATCTGCCACTGGCAAAGAGAGCTTTCAACAAGCTTTGATGCAATGCCATGAAGCGGCTGGGGTTGTATCGGCGCAGCATGGGGCCATAAAATCGGAACAAGAGATTGTCAGGAATCTAATCCGCAATCAAGCGGCCTTTTATGTGGTCGATGAAATAGGGATATTCCTGCAAAAGGTATCAAACGCTCAAAAAAAGGGCGGGGCGTCTTATCTTGACGGCGTCATTGGCATGTTGATGAGCGCCTACTCAAAGAGCATGGGCCGGATGCCTGTAAGCGGCGATGTTCGAGAGGATGTCGAGAAGGCCATTAAGGCTGAGGTGGCCGCGATTTACAAACAAATGGACCGCGAAGGAGAGACTGACCGTCTTGTCATTAAAGTGCAGCGATTGGTTAGCCAGCTTGAGGGATTAGGGCAGGGGCTAGATAGGCCGTTTTTGTCGCTTGTGGGCTATACAACGCCTGAGACGTTTAACGATGTGGTAAACCATGAAACCGCTCAAAACGGGTTTATTCGGCGGTCAATCCTGTTTCGTGAATATGAGAGCGCGCCGCCCTATAAGCGCGGGTTTTCAAAAACGCCAATGCCCTTTGAGATGCAAATGACCATGAAGCAGCTATACGGCGCAGGATCGAGCGCTGAAGGCCGTATAGAGCATTATGGGGAGCGCATTGTTATCCCAAGCGCTGACGGCGTGGAAGATCTTCTTGACGCCATTGTGAGCGAGCTTGACGACCTGGCTGACCATCACAAGAACACCACGGGGCTAGAGGCTTTAGCCCTAGGGGCGTTTGAGATTGTCAAGAAGGTGGCTCTTATCTTAGCCGCTCCTGAGGGCCTTAGGACCATTGAGCATGTGCGCTGGGCTTATGCTTTGGTTAAAAAAGACATTGAGGAAAAATCACGCCTTGCGGTTGCCAATGATTTAGCCACGCCAAAAAACAAAGCGCTCCAAGACAAGATTATAGACATTTGCACAGGCGACGGCGAAAAGATTGGCACTATCAAAAACCGCCTTCGCAAATACCAGGCTAAAGATGTGGATCAAGCCCTTGACGATTTGGTCAAATCTGGGCTATTGTCTAAAGTTGAGCGCATTAAGCCATCCAACAAGACAGCTTATAGCGTTTATTGTGCCGTGTGATTCAAAACGACCTTTGGAAAGACTGTTTTGGGGATTGCGGGGCATAATAGTGCATAATAGTAAGAGCTTACTATTTTGCTATCCCTTACGGAATAAAGCTTTGAGGGGCATAATAGCATAATAGCAAAATAGTTTAGAATCAAAATGAAACCTGTGGATAACCTTAATAGGTATCTGATAGGGCTCTACAGATACGCCTATATGGCCTTAATCTATATATAGAGATATAGAGAGGGAGATCTATTATATAATATATAATACATTATATCAGTGGATTTTTAAGGCCTACGGGTCTTTTTTTGTGCCTATAAGTTGACGTAGGGGAAAGCGTCTAAAACAAGTATATAACTATTATGTTATTATGCTATTATGCTCATCTAGCCCTTATGGTATAAGGCTTTGCATAATAGTAAGAGTTTACTATTATGCACTATTATGCGTTTTTGGGTATAAAATGGCTTTATGTTGTTTATGGCACAAAAAAAGACCCCGCGTTATGCAGGGTCTTTCTTGTTTTAATCCAAACCGCCACAGAATGGGTTAAAGATGTCTTGTGGTTATCATGTTAGTGTGGTATGTGTCAAGCCTCCTCTGTTGTGTTGACGCTTAGCCCCCTTGGTCCTGTGTGCCTTGGGGGTTATTTTTTGAGTTATGCCCCTATAATTATTATCAACAAGCTGGCAAAAACAAGCGCGGCAAGACATGCTAGGCCGTCAAGGATTATGCGGGTCATTGGTGGCCACCGTCTATTGTGGGCATGGGGTCATCTTTCCAGATGCGGGTCATGGTGTCGCCTTCTTTACGGACAACAATGCGAACGCCAAGCTTTTTTGCGGCAAAACGAAAGCCGCTGACTTTGGTGTTTTCAACCAAGACTGAGTCGCCATGCTTCATGCGCTCAAGCTGGGTTGATGGCCCTGCTGGGATTGGTGGGAGGCTAGTCATTGACAAGCATGGCCTCCAAAGCTGCACGGCCTTTGGGGGTAAGTTGGCCATCTTCGTATTGAATCTCCCAAAAGTCAAAACCTTGGGGTGATGATGCCCAATCAAAGGCATCCTCTAAGGCGTTCATGTCGCCGTTTAAGGCTGAGCGGATATATTGTTTGTCTATGTCTGATAGGTACATTGTGGTGGTTCCTTAAACTTTATTAACTGAATAAGTTGACACGCCGGTCATATACTGACGGCATTGATCAACGTCTAATTCAACCCCGCGCATATCGGCGGGAATATTAAGAGTCACTTCGGTGACTGTGTTGGCTTGGGCAGCCAACCATAATGGCAAGACGCCAATGACGTCTTTCCCAATAACGTCCTGAGCCGTTGCGTGGCTTAGGATTGGTGTGGCGCTGGTGGCCAATCCCATCTCGATTAAGAGAGGGATTAAACCAGTGTGGCGCGTGATAATTATTTTTGTCATTAGTAAGCCTTCCATGAAATAGGCATAGCGTCTTGATCAACGCATGCTCCCGTTGTTGTATCAATGACAGAACCAAACATTTGGTTCCCGTCATTATCGTAACCATCGGCAACGGCATAGACGCCGTTGCGGGTTACTTTTTGGCCCCATGCTGATGGGTTTGAGGCCTGGATAATTTGTGCGTCCGTCATTTAAATTTCTCCTGTTGTTAAAAATTGGCCTTGCGGTCACGTCGTCATCACGCTCCGCAATCTCGCTTTGCCATGCGCTCGCGTTCCTTCCTCGGTGCGAGTAACCTTGTTTTTTAATTTCTGACGCTACCCACATCGCTTGCGCTAGTGGACGCCCGACCGCAGGGTTTGACTACCTCCCTACAGCTATACATTTAACGCCTGTATAGAAGGCGATAATGAGGACTAGTATTCGTCCTCAAAATTCTCATGGTGGCGTTTAGCCACGGCTGCGCGTTCGGCAGCCCATTGAGCGCGCTTTTTCTTGCGCTCGGCGGCCTCTTGTGAGGCCTTGGTTGATGGGGCGCAAACTGTTACGCCCTTTTTCGCCATGAAGGCGGCTACCATTTCTTGTTCGGTCATAGTCCTGTCTCCGTTGTTGATAATCCCTTGTATCACTCCGCCAATTGATAGTCAATCACTTATTTGATGTTATTTCACTTTATTGTCTTGGTGATGTTAGCTTTATATATCCTTCTAGTTTTAGTTTTGCCTCATTGGACAAGATTCCGTCGTATATGTTTTGCCAATAATCAAAACCTTCGATTGAGTCTTCCCAATCGAAAGCAAGGGTTAGGGCTTCTTTGTTACCCTCTAATGCTGCCAAGCCCATAACTTGGTCTATTTCAAAATGCCAAGGCAATTGTTTCATAAAGCGACTCCATGTTCTTCGTTGTTGATGACCCTTTGTACCACTACGCCAATTGATAGTCAATCACTTTTTTGATGTTTTTTGATATTATTTCACTTGATTTGTTTTTTTAGTGTGATAATGTGGGGTCATCAACAAAGGAGAGATTGAGATGGCTGGTTATAACGGATATTCAAAATCAAATAACGCTATTCAAGCTGAGGAAAACGGGCGGTTTCCAATCACTACGGCCATTAAGGTTGTCAAAGAGGCAACAGGCTTAAGCTCAAAAATTATTCGTGAGCGCCTTGAGGCATCATGGGGCGGTGAGTGGCATCATTCTTCGAAAATGTATAACCGCGTAAAATACTACGATGCTTCTAAGCTAATTGCTGTTGTGGCTTGTGAGCGCGCGGCTGGGTTGGATTGGGAGAATCAAATTAACGGATCGTCATTTGTTGAATGGCAAGTGGAATATGAACGTCTCTCTCTTGTTTGGGGTGTTAGCGCTGAAATGATTCACTATGCTTATTTTGGCTAACTTAGCGCCCCCTTGCATAATCGGCGGGGGGCTGTTATTTTATGTGCATGGCAAAACGGGGCGCAAAAAGTCATCCACATTGGTATGAGCCTGAGGAAAAGAAAAACCTCATGGAGAAAGCGCTTGAGCTGATTTCGCAAGGAACGACAATCAACAAATCCGCTGAGACTGTTGGCGTTCCGCCTCCTACGTTGAGGGCGTGGATGCTGCAAGACGAGTGGGCTGAGGTTTCCGCGCGCGCAAGAATGATTGGAACCCACGCCCTAGCTGATCAGTGCATTGAAATTGCTGACCAAATTGATGGCGATTATGTTAAGACTGAGGACGGCCTTAAGGCTAATCATGACCACATAAACCGCGCTAAGCTTCGTATTGATACGCGCATGAGGCTGATTGGTAAATGGAACCGCAAGGAATATGGCGAGCGCGTCACGAATGAGCTAACAGGCGAGGGCGGCGGTCCTATTAAGCAAGATTATTTTGTTGATCTTAGCGGCCTTGATCAATCTGTCATTGCTAACTTATTGCAAATTGGCGCTATAGCGGATGAAGATTAGCCAAGAGCTATTAAGCGCCATACAGGCTGAGGCTATCAAGCGGCGCTATGATTGGACTGGGCGTCATGCAAGGCACAATCAACAAATCCCTGATGGTGATTGGGCGGCGTGGTTGATATTAGCTGGCCGTGGCTTTGGTAAGACAAGAACAGGCGCTGAGACTGTCAGGCAATGGATCAAGGATGGTTTTAACTACGTCAATTTGATTGGTGCGACCGCTGACGATGCCAGGGACATTATGATCGAGGGTGAAAGCGGTATCCTTAAATGCTGCCCTAAAGCTGAGAGGCCAATTTATCAAGCGCACAAGTCAAGGCTTGTGTGGCCTAATGGCGCGGTGTCTTTGGTGTTTACGGCTGACGCTCCTGAGCGTTTACGCGGTAAGCAACATCAAAAAGGCTGGGCTGATGAGCTTTGCGCGTGGCGGTATCATGACGCATGGGATCAATACACGTTCGGGTTAAGGCTTGGCAAAAAACCGCAAACTGTTATTACAACAACGCCAAAGCCTTCGGGCTTGCTCAAGGTTATTTTATCAGATCCTAAGACGCACGTGACGCGCGGGTCAACCTATGACAACCGCGCCAATCTTGCGCCGTCGTTTATGGATGATTTGATCAAGAAATATGAGGGCACGCGCCTTGGCCGCCAAGAGCTTGACGCTGAGGTGTTAGACGACATTGAAGGCGCTTTGTGGTCTGATAGCCAAATCATGGCCGCGCATGGTGTTGTGGATTTGGGCAAATGCCGCCGCATTGTCATAGGCGTTGATCCGTCTGGTTCAATGTCTGGCAAGGGCGACCTTGTGGGCATTGTTGTGGCTGGGCAGTATCCTGACGACCGCTATTGCGTCATTGCCGATCTGTCTATGCCGTCGAACTCTCCTGATGCGTGGGCTAGGACTGTTTGCGGGGCTTATGAGCGGTTTAAGGCTGACTCGGTTATCTGTGAAACAAATTTCGGTGGCAATTTGGTGGTCGATCTGCTAAGGCGTACAAATCCGCGTGTAAAAGTTAAGACGATCCACGCAAGCCGTGGTAAACATGTTCGGGCTGCACCGATAGCGGCCCTTTACGAGCAAGGCAGGGTGTGTCATAATGGACGCATGACTGAGCTTGAGGGCGAAATGGCTATGATGGCTGAAAGCGGTTATTGTGGCTCTGGATCGCCTGATAGGCTTGATGCAATGGTGTGGGCTCTTACAGAATTATCAGAAGGCACGGCGCGGCCTGATCAGAGCGCCAAGGTGGTTGAGCGTAGGGCTGGCGATTATCGGCCTAAGCAGGTTGCGGAGGTTGGCGATTGGAAAACGCTATGAAATACAGCGAACAATCTGGCCTTGGTGGTGATGTTGACATTACCGCTTACGATGACTTGCAAGAATATGGCATGGATCTTGTGCGTGAGTTTGAATCCGCTGAGGATGCCACTAGGGACGCCAGATTGCTTGCTGAGCGTGACCGCGATTATTACGACGAGAAGCAATGGACTTCTGAGGAAATAACGGCTTTAAAGCAACGTGGGCAGCCTGTGGTCGTGTTTAACCGCATTAAGCGCAAGGTCAATGCAATGCAGGGCCTTGAGAAGCAGTCACGTAAAGACCCTAGGGCGTTTCCGCGCAATCCGTCTGATGAGGACAGCGCAAGAGCTGCTACGGACGCGCTTAGGTTTGTCTGTGACCAATCTGACTGGGATAGCCACCGATCTGAGGCTGCCTTTCATATCGCTGTTGAGGGCACTGGGGCGGTTTTTGTAGGTTTTGGCGGTGGTAAGGATGGTCAAGACCCATCTGTGAGAAATATCCCATGGGACAGGCTTTATTGGGACCCGCACTCAAATAAAACTGATTTTAGTGATGCCAAATATCTAGGCGTTGTCACGTGGATGGATCTCGAGGACGCCAAGGCCGCTTTTCCTGATGCACAAGACAAGCTAACAGCCACATGGCAATCAGGCTCAAGGGCTGACACTTATGATGACCGCCCTAAGTATGCAATGTGGACTGATTATAAGCGCCGCCGTGTTCGTATCTGTGAGCACTATCATCTTAAGGGTGGTGAATGGCGTTTATGCTTTTTTACTGCTGGCGGTATATTAGACACTCCTGCGCCGTCGCCGTATTTGGATGAGTTTGGCAAGCCTGAGTGTCCAATCAAGGCTGTCTCTCTATATGTGGACCGCGACAATAACCGCTATGGTGAGGTGCGGTCTATGATCTCGCCTCAAGATGAGGTCAACAAGCGCAGGTCAAAGGCCTTGTCCCACATATCACAAAGGCAATTCCGCATTGATCCCGATGCGCGTATTGACGCCGCTGAGGCAAGACGCATTATGGCCAGGCCTGATGCTGTCATCATTGCCAAGGCTGGTGAGATCGAGATGATTGGGACCGGTTCGGTTGAGAGCGTGAACCTATCATTGCTATCGGAGGCCAAGGCTGAGGTCGATCTTATGGGGCCTAACGCTGCACTTGGTGGCAAGAATGAGCAAGGTTTATCAGGTCGTGCGCTTATGGCACAACAACAAGGCGGGATGACTGAGTTAGCCACATACTTTGACCGGATTAGGCAATTAAGCTTGATGGTTTACCGCTCTTTATGGGGCCGCATTAAGCAGTCATGGACAAGTGAGAAATGGATTCGCGTTACTGAAAATGAGGGTGATGTGCGCTTTGTGGGGCTTAATAGGCCAATCACTGCCATTGAAGACATTGCTATGAGGTACGGCCTTACCAAGGTCACAATCAAGGACGCGGACCCGCAATTGGTGGCTGAAATTGAGTATTATAGCCAGTTTCCAGAGGCTAACGAGGTTGTAAGAGTGCAAAACCCCGTTGCTGAATTGGATGTTGACATCATTCTTGATGAAGGCGTTGATGCGCCAACTGTGAGGGCTGAGCAATTTGAAACGATTGTCAAGATGCTGCCGACATTGGGGCCGATAGCTCAAAGCCCTGAGGTCATGAAAATGATTATTGAGGCGTCAAGCCTTCGTGACAAGGACAAGCTCTTAAAGCTGTTTGAGGGACAAGGCCAAGGGCAAGGCCCAGATCCACAAGCTCAAATGCAAGCGCAAATGGAACAAATGCGAATGAAATTAGAGTTTGAGGGGATGGTTGAGGTTGAAAAGGCGAAGATCAAGGCAAGGGCTGAGATTGCCGCCGCTAGAATTAAAGCAGGGTTTGATGACCAAGCCGTTGCTGAGATGCCGCCGTCGGGCTTCGGACGTGAACAGGCCGCCGCTGTTTCGGGCGTAATAGGATGATGACATGACTGATTCAATTGATCAAATTTTAGGCACCAATGAAGCTGAGCCAAATGAGGCTTTGCAAGAAGGGCGTGAAAATGAAGTGGCTGCACAAGAGGCGCCACAAGAGCCAGTGACGCCGACTGGTGATGGATTGCCTAGTGATGTGTTCAAGGGTCTCAAGGCTGAGCGTGAAAAGCGTCAAGCGGCTGAGGCACGGCTTAAGGAATATGAGGAGCGGCTTTCAGTTTATGAGGGTGGTTACGATGAGCCTGAACCGGAATATGAACAACAATCATATGCGCCTGATTTATCTCAGGTGGCATTTGTCGCAAGGGCTCAAACCTCTGAGCTGTTGGCAAGACAAAAGTATGAAGATTTTGATCAAGTCAAAGACGTTTATCTAAAGCTTGAACGGACAAATCCGCTATTGGCTGCACAAGCTGAAAAGCAAACCGATCCTTGGGACTGGGCTTATAAAACGGCTAAGAACCAACAAGCGCTAGATGGGCTTGGGACATCATCCATTGACGAAATGAGGGCGGCTATTCGCGCGGAATTGATGGCAGAATTACAGGGACAGCAACAAGCCGCCCCTGTGACGGCGCCTAAGACATTGCTGAATAACCGTAGTGTAGGCCAAAGGACTGGTCCAGCATGGACGGGGCCTAGGTCAATTGAGGATATTCTTAAAACCTAACATGAAAGGGCCATATCATGGCTACGACTACCGCAGCAACGGGCCTAACGGTCCAACAATGGGATGATATGTTCTTCAGTGAATATATGCAGCTCGGCACATTCAAGCCTCTTATGGGTACGACTGAGCAATCAGTTATTCAAATCAAAGAGGACCTAACCAAAAAGCAAGGCGATTCTATCACTATTGCCTTGGTTAATAAGCTTAAGAACAATGCCACGACCGGCAGCACATCATTAGAAGGCAATGAAGAAGACCTAGCGTCTCGCTCAATGCGTATCTATGTTGACAAGCGCCGTCATGCCGTGGTCGTTTCTGAAATTGAAGAGCAGAAGTCTTCTTTCTCGTTAAGAAATGCCGCTCGTCCTCGTCTATTGGACTGGGCACAAGAAGACACGCGTGACCTTCTGATTGATGCTTTGGGTTCGCTCAATGGCACCAATTTTTACGCTTCAACCATGACTGACACTATTGCCAATGCGTGGCTTGTTGACAATGCTGACCGCGTTGTTTTCGGCGCTGCTTCGGCTGGTTTCACTGATATGTCAACCGATCTTGCGTTGCTTGACACCACTGCCGACCTTTTCAATGTCACGGCACTTGATGCTATGATTTTGAAAGCTAAAACGGCTTCACCAAAAATCCGTCCTATGAAAGATCCTGGCAATGGCAAGCGCTACTATGTGGCTTTTGCACATCCTGCGGCTTTCAAGAATCTTCGTGACAGCATGGACACTGAGGTTTTGGCTATTACTAATATCCAAGACCAAGGCGCTAAGTTGTTTGAAGGTGGCGATTTGATGTGGAATGGCGTTATCATCAAAGAAGTCGATGACATGCCAGTTTATGCGAATCTCGGCGCTTCTAGCACCACTGAGGTGACTCCAGTATACCTCTGCGGCGCTCAAGCTCTTGCTATTGCATATGCTCGCCGTTGGAAAACCATTGAAGATGTGCGTGACTATGGCGACAAGGTCGGCGTTGCGGTTGATGGTATTTACGGCGTCCGCAAGGTTATTTTTGGTTCTGATGCCGCCTCTGATACAGGCGACCTGAAAGACCATGGCGTGGTGACTGGCTACTTTGCCACAACCAACGCTGCGACTGTAACAATTGCTGGCACTGTCTAAGGCTTTAGCGGGGGGGGTTTAAGGCCTCCCCTTATTCACATGAAAGGACTATCTTATGGCAAACTATGCCAATGTTAATTTAAACACAGGGCCGATTTCTGGAAACGGTGAAGCTGGTAGCATCAAAGCTGCCTTCTTCGAAGTTATCTGCTCGGCTGCTCTCACAACATCTGACACGCTACAGTTTGGCTATCTTCCTGCCAATGCTCGTATCGTACACGCCACTATTGAAGCTGATGACCTTGATAGTAATGCCTCTCCTACGTTGACACTTAATGTTGGTGATGCTGTTGACGCTGACCGCTTGTTCGCCGCTTCTACGGTTGGCCAAGCTGGTACGCAGTCATCTGCTGTGGCTGTTGCTGGTCTATTTTTCAAGACCACCGCCAAGACGCTAATCACTGGCGCTCCTGCTGCTAACGCGGCAACTGGCGCGGCTGGTTCTATCCGTCTGTGCATTTCGTACATTGTTGACTAAGGCTTAAGGGGCTGGCTTCGGCTGGCCCCTCCACTTTAAGGAGTTATTATGGCTGACACGAATCTAGACATAATCAAAGACGCGCTTCGCATGACAGGCGCTGTTGATTTGCGTGCAGCTAATTTAAGCGGTGATATGTCGTCACTGGGCTTGCGGATGCTTGTTAGCGTCATTCGCAATTTACCAGGTTGGACCGCATGGAATGAGGTCGAGATTAGAAATAGCTATACTGCCTATGATGATGAGAGAATCACGGTGGTTGGTGATGTTGAAATAACTGTGACGTTACCGACAATAAATTATTACAAGCCTATCGTGTCATTTGATCAAAACGGCTTAACCGTTAAAAGCGGTGACTATTATAAAGCGCCTAGGGATGGCGCTAGGGTTGCCATAAACGCACAAGAAGGAACTGTGGCGCTATATTACGCCTATAGATCAGATTCTGGAAAATGGATAACTGTGCATGGTTTGGAATTGACTGGCACTGTGCCGCTAAATGAGGCCGCGCATATTGATTTAAGCGCATTAGTGGCTGAGGCTATCTCGCCAATCATTGGGACGCCAATCACGGGCGAACTTGCCAACACAATTGAAAATGCCAAGCGCAATATGGCTAACAGATACGCCATGACCCGTGAACATTATGAAACGGCGGCCACGGCTATGGAAAGAGGGGCTAGGTTTTATTAATGCCCATTGCTGAGCTATCCAAATCACACGTTGAAACAAAGCTTGGCTTTCCATCCTTGCCTTGCGTTAATATGTATTATGATGATGGCCTTGGTGCATTGGTGCCTAGGGCTGGGCTTGTCGTGTACGGCACATTTGGATCGGGGCCTATACGTGGGCAGTATTACAAATCAGGCCTATTTAGCGGTGATCATTTTTGGGTATCAGGGACACAATTATGGCGCGGCGCCTCTATTGTGGGAACAATTGTAGGTGAGGGGCCTGTTAGGATTGCGGGCGGTCTGAATGTGTTGGCAAGCGCCCTTGTTATTGTAAGCTTTGGAACGGTTTATTTTTATAACGGGACCACGGTTGTTGAAGTATCAATACCAGATTCCACGCCTATTATTGACGCGGTTTTTTATGGATCGCGGTTTATTTATCTTGCTGCGTCGGGGCGGTTTTATTTTAGTGATTTGAATGATCCGGCGACGGTTGACGCGCTATCGTTTTACACCGCGGAGTATCAACCTGATAATGCGCTTAGGCTTGCGGTGTCTGGTGGTGACTTGTATATCATAGGCTCTGCCACGGTTGAAGTGTGGGGCCAAACTGGTGACAGCGATGACCCGTTCGCGCCCTCTATCAATCTTCGTATGGAAGTTGGTGCCTTTAGTGGGGATCTTGTGCTTGAAACCCAAGGCGCAATCTTTTTTGTAAGCCATGATCGCAAAGTCTATGCGCTGCCAGGCCTTCAAATGATTGCGGATGACAGCATCTTGAGGGCGTTTAAATCTGCTACGTTTACCACTGCGTCAATCTGTGCGCTTGAGAGTGAGGAGCGCCGCTTTATCATCATTACAGACAAGGCTGGTGATTCGTATGTTTATGATGGTGCAAACTGGGTTAGGTGGCGTAAGCGTAATTACAGAAGTTTAAATATTGCAAACGCGGTGACATTGAATGGCATAACATATGCTGGCGATATGGAAACGGGTGTCATCTATAAGTTTGATTCCACTGTTTTGACTGATGCTGGTGTGGGCACTGATTATCTATGCTCGTCATTCATACCGCTTGCCGCTGGTGTTGTAAGAATGGCTAATCTTGCCCTAAAATCTGCCCGTGGAGCTGGTTATCTGACTTTGCAAAACCCATTGGTTGAAATGCGTTATAGTGATGATATGGGTCAAACGTGGGGCGATTGGTGGGCCACATATTTAGGCGGCTATGGTAACTATGCCAACTATGCCAAATGGCACGGACTGGGCTCTATGAGGCCACATGGCAGGACGCAACAGTTTCGATGCACGGATGGTGTGTATTTTGCGCCTAGTGCTATTATTTATAACGAAAGTCGTTTATAATGGCCTTAGGTGACACAAAAAAGAAGGTTCGGCCCGTACCGCCTCAAAGGCCGTTAGACGGCAATTTGAAGGATTGGGAGGCGTACTTTAGGCGCTTAGATGAATATGCGGCTTCATTAGAGGCTAGAATTAAGGAGCTTGAGTGATGATATTAAACGCAGTATTGGCTGGGGCTCAATTGCTAAGCGGGATTCTTGGATCTAATAAGCAAGCAAAGGCCGCGAAGCAAGCTGCTGAGGCTGAGCGTAGGGCACAAGAACAAGCCTTGGCTCTGCAACGTGAACAGTTTGCCTATGCCAAGGAGCAAAATGCACCATATCAAGCTATAGGCTTAGCTGGGCTTAATGCTTTACGTGATCCAAACGCTAATTTTACCGCTTCGCCTGATTATCAATACCGCGTTAATCAAGGCTTGGGTGCAATCAATGAAAACCGCTTGGCTCGCGGAATGTTTCAATCAGGCGCCACTGGTAAAGCTATCAACGATTATGGACAGCGTGAAGGCTCAAATGAGTTTGGCAACTGGTACGCTCGCCAAATGGGGCTTGTGGGTGTTGGTCAGGGCGGCGTTGGTAATGCACAAGGGGCAGGGGCTCAATATGCGTCCAATGCTGGGAATATTTACGGCAACATTGGACAAATCCAAGCTAATCGCTATAACACGTTAGGCAATATCCAGGCTAATCAATTTGGGATGGTGTCTGGTGCCGCTCAAGGCGCTATTGGCTCACCATTTGCTAATCAGGCGCAATCGGGTCTAAATAGGTATTTTAGCAAGCCACAAACAGGCATGAATCCAATGACTGGGATCGGTGATCCATACGGCGGAACATGGACAGGGGTTAGGTATGGTTGATCTAAACGCTTTCGGGCAGGGGTATAATCAAGGCCTAGGCATGGTGACAGGCTTAAGGCGTCAATCTGCGCTTGCTGGGTATAAGAACAATCCACAAGCCTCTATTGATGAGCTACGCATGGTTGATCCTGATATGGCTAAGAGCCTTATGGATGAACAAAGCAATATACAGTCCGAGAGACAAAAACAAATTGATGCCTTGAATGAAGCGCAAAAAGCTCAAGCCATGCAAGAGGCTAATCAGGCTAAACAAAAACTGGCGGCGCTTCGTGGATTGCCAATGGATCAACGTCAACAATATGCAACACAAATGGGCCTTGGTCCTGAGTCGGTGTCTGATATTGAGTTAGACCAAGCATTGGTTGATATTTTAGGCTTAGAAAAAGCGCTAGAACAACGCAATGAAGAGGCTCGTTTAGCTGTTCAGCGGGGTCAACTAGGTGTCCAGCAGCAAAGAGTTGGCGCAAGTGTTGCTAACACGCAATCAATGATCAATAAGCGTCAATCAAGTGGCGGCAGTCGTGGGCGTTCTGTTGGTGGTGTTGCTAAATTGCCAACTGGATTTATTTTGGAGTAAGTGCCGTGTATCAAGAAGGTCAGACAGCAATAAACCCAAAGACAGGCCAAAGAGTCGTGTTTCGTAATGGCCAATGGGTTATTGGTACATCAAGCGCAACGGTTGCTAAGCCGTTAAATTCCGATGAGCAAAAAGCACTGATTAAAAAAAGAGAAGAAGGGGAAAGACTTCAAAAAACGGCACAAAGGTTAAGTGTTGTTGAAAAGTATGTAAACGAAGGGGTTAATACAGGGCCTTTATGGGGCGACCCTACGCAAAAAGCAAGTTTTACGCATTTAGCGCCTTATTTCAAAGGTCCAAAACTACAAGAAATTGATGCTATCAATAATGCTCTTGCGCCACAGCAACGTGTTGAGGGTTCTGGCGCTACATCCGATATTGAGTATCGCGGAATGCAATTATCTTTGCCTTCCACTAATTTGTTACCGCAAACCAACAAAAAGTTGATAAAGGAAATAAA